AAAAAATTTCATCCATACAGGAACCTTTGATTGAATCTCTGGTTCTATTGGAAAGAGTTGAGAACTACTTTTCTCTGTTAGGGATGGTATATTTGCTGATTGTCCTATTGCCATTGGGTTTATTTCTAAATATATTTATGCCATATAAAACAAAATTTAAACCTAAAAACTCTACAAAATATATAGGTGATCCGAATAATATTAATTGCAGATCCCTCTGGGAAAGAAAATTTTGTAAGTTTTTAGATGAAAATCCAAATGTCCTCAGATGGTCATTTGAAACTCTAAAGATACCATACCAATCTCCCGTCGATAAACAACTCCATTACTACATACCAGATTTTATCGTTGAGAAGAAAAACAAAAATAACGTAGTAGAAACATTGCTCGTTGAGGTTAAACCTTTCAAACAGACTCAGCAACCAAAAGAAGGCAAAAGAAAATCAAAAAAGTCTTTATTAAATGAAAATATTACTTTTGCTATAAATACAAGTAAGTGGGAAGCAGCAAAAGCGTTTTGCGAAAAGAATTCTTGGAAATTTGTAATACTTACAGAAAAAGAGTTATTTAATGGCAACTCCTAGATTAAGCACATCCATTCAACAATTCCGTCAAGATGTTCTCGCACGCGGCGGTCCACAAATAGCATCACGGTATAAAGTAGATTTTTATATCGGTGGTGCAAGTCTGACTACGTATCCATTCTCTGTAATTATTCCTGGTCGATCTATGGTATTTTATGAACATGATATTTGGGGTCCAACAAGAAAAATACCAGTAAAAAGAACATATACACAATGTCAAATCTCTTTCATAGTATACCAAGATTGGACAGAAAGAAGATTTATTGAAAATTGGATGAACTATCTAGTCAAAAATGATGGTTTTGGAACTTCTCCATCTCCTGCATTTATTGGAGGAGATGGAAGCAATTTGCCCAGCAGTGGACTTCCATCGGCAGAAGATGTACAAGAATTAAGAGATAATAAACTAGCAGAAAGAGTTTACAACTCTGAATTATCATATAGACTTGCAGAAGTAGAAATTGATAATAGTATAAACAATGATATTGAAAAGCAACAACTAGAAATAACCAATACCGTTGCAAATGAAAATGCATCACTTTCTGGTGGAAGTAATCCTTTTTATGGAAGATACAATGATTACTCTAACTATAAAAACTCTACTGGAAAAATAATTATAAGTTCTTTAAACACCGCAGATCAGTCAACAGTAAACTCTAAATTTGTACTAAAGGAAGCATACCCAGCATCAATAACTCCAATGTCTTTCAGTGCAGATTCGACAGGGTATCCAACATTCACGGCAACATTTCAATATAACAGTTATTCTTTTGGATGAAATTATGGAAAATATTATACAAAAATTAAAAAGCAGTCTTCCCATCTATACAACAATACAACCATCTACTGGGAAACTAGTAAAGTATAGACCTATTACAGTTAAAGAAGAAAAGGTATTATTAATATCAAAACAAACTGGAAATCATGAGGACTTTCTTGCAACAATCTCTTCTGTAGTTGACGGTTGTTTTGAGTTAACCACTCCTGGAAATGAACTTCCAATTTTTGACGTAGAATATTTTTTCCTAAAACTAAGAAGTAAATCTATAAATGAAATTGCAAATCCAACTATAATTTGTCCAGAAACTGGAGAATCAATTAAACTAACTGTCAATCTAGATGATATCGAACCAACATTATTTTCAAATCACTCTAAAGAGATAAAAATTAATAATGGATTCATTATCACTATGCGATATCCTACGACAAATGATTTGTTAGATTTCAATTCAAAGGAATTCAATTACTATGATATGCTGATTAAATGTATCGTAAAGATTGAATCAGACTCGGAAATAATTGAAACAAAAAATTATAATGAAGAACTGGTAAAAGAATTTGTAGATACTCTCACCAAACAGCAATTTCAAATGCTTTTAGAGTTTTTCAAAACTTCTCCAAAAATTGAACTAGAAGTTCCATATCAAGCATCAGATGGAAAGCAAAGAACCATTAAATTGAAGGGAATTAAAGATTTTTTTCAATAAGCCTCAGTCACACAAATCTAAGTAATCTGTACAAATTAACATTCGATCTGATACACATTCATAAGCAAAATTTATCAGATATAGAAGGCATGATTCCGTGGGAAAGAGATTTGTTTGTGGACCAACTGAGGCAACACTTAGAAGACCAAATGATCAAGAAATTACAAGCAAAGGCAGAGAGAAATGGAAGATCTTACTAATAAACAGCTGGCAGAGACGGAATTAAAGAATCAATTCGGATTTGAAGATTATGTCTCTGTAGTCCCAACACCAGAAGATACATATTCAAATTTAGTAGAACTCCCAGCAGATTCTGTTGAAGAAAACTCACCTTCTTCTGTACTTAATAATATTAATGTTACAGTTGTAGGAGAAAATCCTCCACAAAATTCAAATTCTTCATTTTCATTAGAGAAAATCATCAATAATGTTTTTCAAAATGTCACTACAAATATAAAAGAACAAGAAGTAAAAAAAAACTCAGATCAAAATTCAACAGCAAACACTGGAATTTTAAATTTAAGTAGAGCACAAGATTTAAGCGGCAGTTCTGAATTAAATGATGATGGTGTTCCAGCAGAAGTAGAATTTGTAGAAAACATAGAAGAACTTATTCTTCCAGATGCAAATCCTGGTGATTTGGAAAGAGAAAATATTGCCGAAATACAAATGGCAACATATTCTAATTCTCCGTTAAAGCAAAAAGAACCTTTACTTTCTCAAACAAACTACACAAGAAATGTTACAGAAAATATAGTGAACATGGCAAATCAAAATCCAGAGATTCTTATGGATTCTACCATGTATTCTAGAAATGTATATAACACTACTAATGCAAATTTTGCTCAAGACATATCAAATCCTCTTTATCAACAGTTATCGAACATGAGCAATATGATTATAACCAATAATACTTACAACGAGATGCAAAATGAAAATTTTGCAATTGATGCAATCGGTGAGATAAACACACCAAATGTGATCAATCCACAAAGCAATCAAATGTCTGGTAATATGAATTTAGACGGAACGATAAGAGATACCAAGACGAGTCCACACAAAAATCCTACCTTTGACAGTTTGATTTCTGTTATGAATGAAATGAACAGTCCCCCAATATGGAGGACTGTTCTAGGGTAAAGGAGAGAGAGTCTGTTAATCAGTCTTCAGCGAGTCGCTGAAAGTAACTGAGTGCGTCGGATTCATCATCGACATCTTCTTCAACTTGCTTCTTTTGCTTTAGTGCTGGTTTCTTTTCTACCAGTTCTTCAGCAATGTCTTCAGCAGTCTTCTGAGAAGTTGGTGCTGCTCCACGAATGTCACCACCAAGCACTTCCTGCATTCTTGCCTTCAGTTCGTCATAAGACTTGAAGTTTGAAGAATCAAGGAATGGAAGAAGAGCGTGTTGTGACTTCCAAATGCGCTCGAGTTGAGCATCATCATTTGAAAGAGGTGCTTGTGAATCGAACTTTGAAGCATCGTAATTTGTATATCCACCAACCTTGCGAATCTTGATACGGAAGTTTGCACCCTTCCAGAAATCATATGGATTGATTGGTTCTTCGTCTTGGAACTCAGGTTTCATGACCTCCTGAATCTTCTCAAAGATCTTGGTTCCGAATTTATAGAGAAAGACCTTACCTTCGTTTTGAGGATTTGCAGGATCCGAAACAACATAGATGTTAGAGATGTAAGTGAGTTTACGCTTACGAACACGTGCCAAATCCTTGTCTGACTCTAGACCTGAATTCCAGAGCATGTTGTTGAGTTCACCAACTGGATCCTTTTGTCCAAGAGTCGTGAGTGAGTTCTCAATGTACCAACCACCTGGTCCTTGAAATGCGTGATTGTACACCTTAACCCAAGGAACCTCTTCCCCATCCACTGGAGGAAGGAAACGAATGATGGCAAATCCGTTACCTGACTTGTCTTGTTCAGGACGCCAGAAGCGGTCATCCTTATAATCCTTTGTCTTTGTCTGATCTTCCATCTTCTTGATCAGATCTTCAATTCCCGACTTTGACTTCTTCTTAAGATCACTAAAACCCATATTACCTACTTTCCCCAAGGATCTCCCTTGGACTTAACTTGACAGTGGGAACTCCCCACTCCTGAAGTATACCATGTGTTTGGTTGCTTGTCAACCCAGAGGCAACCTATTCTTTATTCTTGGCAAAAGATTTAAATCTCTGCCTTCCTGTTCAATCTTTTCTAGTAATGGTCTGGTTAAAAGTTTTGGAGCAAGAGAAAAATCATACGAATATTCTTCAAAATAATAAATAACAG